AACGGCAATGTCTGGAACCTCAGAAATGAGGCCCAGGTCATACTCTCTGAGTCGCACGCTCCGGAATATAAAACACTCCGGGGTGCGGGTAGGCCGAAACATAAGAAACGCAAACCTACCATGGATATAGGAGGAGATTTTCGATCTAAGAAGGTCGAGATTAATCTCCCGAGTTGGGAACCCACCCACCTTAATCGCCCTAGTCAGGGCGAACATGAGGAGGGTGTTCTGGTGCCTTCGACGGAGTTCAGCTCGATAGCTGGATTCCTGAAGTTTAATCCAGAGCCGACGACGGTTCTACTGAGGGATCAATTCCTTCAGCTGAATGCCCTTCCATACATCGCGGATAACATCCTAGATGCATGGGGGACTAACGTCATCAGTTCGGTGGCTCCCACGAACCCGATTGCGGATCTGTCAACAACCTTGGCAGAGTTCATCTCTGAGCGGAAGATGTTTTCCGTTCCGGGACCGAAGTCCGACGGATGGAGCGCACCGGGGGAGTACCTAAACTATCAGTTTGGGATATCTCCTACGGTCGACTTCGTCAAAGATTTGCGCCATGCTATCAAAACTCATGATAGCATCATACAACAGTATGAGCGCAACTCTGGTCGTTGGACCCGCAAGTCCTATGCGGCCGCTCCGGTCATTACGACCACCAAGACGGTCAACAATCTTGCCCGTGCTGGTTGGGCTGGCGAAGGAATCGTCAGTCCTAGGAACGGCTCACCTGGAGTTCTCACGAAGATTACAAGAACTGAAACCCAGTTCTCGTTTTCTGGTGCCTTCACTTATCATCTGCCCCCTACAGGGACAGTAGATGGTGAGTTGGCCCGGCTAGACCGCCTTTACGGGGTCAAACCGGGTATGGACACCGTGTGGGAACTCCTGCCATACTCGTGGCTCGTTGATTACAAGACCAACATGGGGAAAAGGGTTCAGAACATCGAACTCTTCCGCCAGTCGGGTCTTGTGATGCCGTACGCCTACGTCACCGCTTATCAAAAGCGATTCGTAGATTACGAGTGGATTGGGGACCTATTCAAAGGCTCCAATACACCCGTTCGTACGGTGCTGAGCGGTGGGATTTATTCCACCACTATTCAGCGCAAGTACGCCACTCCTTTTGGCTTCGGCATTACGCCTGGATCGCTTACCGCGAAACAGCTGTCGATAGTCGCAGCGCTCGGCTTGAGCCGAGCGGGGGCATAAGGGAAACCCCCTTGTGTCTGCAACAACCTACGAGGTAAACTGCTTCGTGGGTCCACACACTGTACCAACCGGTACAGTGCCAGTCAGAAAGTCGCACTCCATTGTTTGCAGATCCTCAGAGCGTTACCGTTTCAGGTAGCGCTAAGTCTCTCCCGAAGGTCGATGCAGGGAACCGGACCGGGACGTATGAAAACGTCACGGCCGGCTACACCCTCAAGCTTTCCCACGTTCGTGGGAAGCGGAATCGGCACACGGTGAGGCTTGACTCTACAAAGACTGCTGCTGACCCGCTCCTTGACGGAGTGAGCAAGCAGTACTCGATGTCCGCGATGGTCATTGTGGATCACCCCCTCGTGGGGTTCTCCGCAGCCGAGGCCGAGGCTGTTGCCAAGGCCCTGGTTGACTATCTTGCGGTCGCCGGCACCCTCACAAAGGTGATCGGCGGTGAGTCCTGAACAAGATTTGCAGCGTGGATAGGACTTTCGTACCCCTAGAAAGGGGACGGAATGAAAAGCCGAAGCGCGATCTGGCTCAGTGCACTCGAAGAATTGGGTGCACAGTGCTCGGTCGACACCGCGCGTGACGCGGAACGTGTCGCGCGTCGCGCAGCACAGGAAGGTGACGAATTCTTCTTCGTCACCCTACCCCAGTACGTCAAGGACTTGGAAAAGTCTCTGGCATACGAAGGTATCCCTGCTCCGCTCTTTGCTGGTTGGAGGAGGCGGACTCGTAGCATCACTGTTGTTCATGACGATTGTTATGACAACGGCGACGTCTATTCGTTCGACCCTCTGTACCGCTTTGAGATCGGAGGCGGAATCCCCCAGTTCTTGGGTGGATTCCTGGAGCCTGTGTTCGACGATGAGCGAGTCATCAGCGAAAGTCAGTTCAGGCTGGCACTCGGGGACATCGCAGGAGAAATTCTGCATGACCCCAAGACAAGAGTGCCGCGTGAACTACGCCCGCAGCTCTCTGCGTGGCTCGAACCAAAACTGCACGATCGTTTGCGCAGTCAAGGCAACGAGACCCACAAGGAGTACGGAGCGGACCGGATAGCTGCCGTAAGGCAGCTTGGCCTCATGTTCTCTAAAGAGAAGGAGAAGACATCTCCCGCTCGTGAAGAGAAGGCCATCCGGGACTTCGTTGACACAGATGAGGAACTGATCAACCCTTTCGAGATCGGCAGTGGTCTGCACTCCTTTTTGAGGAGGGTAGGCTTACTGCCGTCCGGAAGGTAAGTAATCTGCTTTTCGGACGTGTCTTGAGTGAGCTTGACGGTATGATCTACCGTGGCGAACTCAGTCCGAAGCATGGGCCTGGTAAAACTTCAGATCGCCTCGACGGCAATCAGAAGTGGACGCTGCCCACCTGGCACGAAAGGTTGGAGCCGCTGTTTCCTTATGTGGAATATGCGGTCCCCAGTCATTCGTACTGGGAGCAGCAATTCAGGACCAAGTTCCTCTTGCCCGAGGACGAGCCGCCGGCGAAACTGACGGCCGTCCCGAAGACGCACTTGACACCACGCTTGATCTCGATTGAGCCTACTTGTATGCAATACATACAGCAGGCGATATCGATACCATTGCGTGCTATGCTTGAGCGGGATAAACTCGCCAAGCATTTCGTCGGATTCGAAGAGCAGTGGCCCAATCAGGCCATGGCTCAAATCGGATCCGAAGATGGTTCGCTCGCAACACTCGATCTGAGTGAAGCTAGCGATCGTGTCCCGAACTGGCTCGTTGAAGATCTGTTCCAAGATTTTCCTCATTTCTCTGAGGGGATCGAGGCATGCAGGTCCCAAACGGTCCGGTTGCCTTCTGGAGACGTAATCCGCCTTCAGAAGTTTGCGTCAATGGGCAGTGCTTTGACGTTCCCCATAGAGGCCATGGTTTTCACAGCCGTGGTTCTCGAAGGGATAGTCAGAGCATCTGAATCCCGACTCAATCCCGGTACTCTGATGAGATACCGGGACATGGTGCGCGTCTATGGGGATGACATAATCGTCCCTACAGACATGGCCGAAATCGCGATCGATTCATTAGAGGCTTTTGGCTTCAAAGTGAATCGCAACAAATCTTTCTGGACCGGTGGGTTCAGAGAGTCTTGCGGTAAGGAGTACTGGAACGGACTTGACGTTTCCATCGTTAGGTTCCGAAAGAAACTCCCTACGTCGCGACACGACGTCGATGAGATCGTCTCTACGTCAGCCACACGTAACCTGCTTTACAAAGCAGGCATGTATGGACTGGCGTCTGTACTAGACGACCTACTTCTAGAAGTCTTACAAGGCTTCTATCCGTGGGTCGCTGAGACGAGTCCCATCCTTGGGCGAATCCATCACAGTGGTCTATATCAAATAGACGACTGGGATGAGAAACTCCATTCCCCAGTAGTGCGGGGGTGGAGGGTTAAACCGAAGATCCCAGAAAATGAGATCGACGGGGCACCCGCCCTGCTGAAGGTGTTCTCACGAAGCGGTCAGCACAAGGCTGCCGAGTGGGGAGAATTCAGAATCAACCAATATGGGATGCGTGAGCTTCTCATGTCGGAAGATCCTGATCACCTCAGGCGTAGTGGACGTCCCCACGTCGTTAGCATAAAACGTGGGAAAGGCCGTCCCTTCTAACAGAAGGGGCGGTGCTGGGGGGGACCCCAGCATGAGGAGGT